AGAACGCAAACCAGAAGCCAAAGATTTCTACAAAGGCAAACAAGATAAACAAACCATAAGTTATGGCGGGACGCACCATAGCACGGGCGTTGGTTACCCACTGGCTAGCACCTTGACCAATAGCAATATCGTGGGCATACAGGGCTTGGCGCTCTTGCATGGCAGTCTGTGCGTTGGTTACTTCAGCGTTGATTTGAATCTGTTCTGTCTGGATGTGCTCAATACGTTCTTGAGCCTCTAGTCCGGCCTTACGCAAGGCAAGCTCACGCTCAGTCTGCATCTGCGCCAAGGCTAGTTCATGCGACTTGTCAGCGCGGTCTTGGAAGAAGTCCATCAGTTTAGGTAGCCCGCCCATCAGGAAAGACAGTAAGGTTGAGAATAGTGTCATCATTTTTTAAGTTCCTTTAGTTCCTGTTTAAGTTTTTCCAACTCAGCAAGTTTTTTTTCAATACGTGCTTCGGCTCTTTTGACGTGCGCTCGCATGTATAGGGTTTCCACATACGCCATTGAAGTTACACCAACAATTACGCATATGGCGACCCCTATCAATATCCAGTAGACCAGCTTCGTAGTTGCCACATTAGCCACCCAAAAAACATAGATATGAACATCACGGCAATCACCCCACTTGTTATTTCAATGAACTTGATCTCTTCCTGTTCTTTCTTCCACCTAGCCAACCTAGACCTGCGAATTGTTTCAGCCCTAGCCCACTCCTGTTCACGCTCAATCTTCTTGTGCATCACCAAAAACCTGCTGTACAGGTCTTTAAGCTGAGGAGGTGCGTACACCATTGCCTCTCTGACGTCTAGCATCAACTGCTCAAGCTGAAGCTCAATTAAGACCCGCTCTATTGCTTTTTTGCTGGTGTTTTGCTCAGGATTGAACTTGTTCTTTGATTCCTCTTCTAGTGCATGGTAGTGGTCATTGATCTGTTGCTGTACGTCAAAGAGCGTTCCAAGCTGGAGTCCAATGTCGTTGAGGAGCTTAGACTCCAACTCGTCGTAGGACTGTTGCTGGGCTTTGGCTTTCTTTTGCGCCACAGGCTTGGGGACATCGGCGGTGGGCTTGGTTGTGAAAAGCCCGATGAACCAGTCCCAAACCCCCTTGATAGCTTTCGCGTCGCCAATAACTTGCTCAGCAGTGCGTTTAGCGCCCTCGATTTCCAAGCGCCCAGCGTGCAACATGTCGCACCCTGATTTGATTGCAGAGACTGCGGATTGAGCGAGGAGGAGGAGGCTAAAAATGGATCCATATCTAGATGCCTAAAAGCTTCTTGACGAACTCGCCCGCGACACCGGGGCCGAACAACACAGCCAACACCACCGCGTACAAAATGTACTCAATGCGCGCCATGCGATCCTTTCCACTCTCCAAGCGATCAGAGATGACCCGATACCGTTCTGCACACACGGCTTCGTGAACGGCGAAGTCCTTCTCTATGTCACTCATCTTTAACCTCAGCTTGTTTCGGGGTAATTTGTGCAATTCCCTGAACCCTGATCTTGTTAAACAGGTCAATGACTTCGGATAAGGGTTGCTTAGAAATAGCCCCCAAGATTGCGTCAACCTCTTTAACGGTAAGCGTCAATGTAATTTCTTTGTCTTCCATTTTTAATCCTAAAACAATTGAAAGAATTTGCCAGCACCAACGGTAAACATCCAACCAGAGTTATTTCCGCCGTTTACATTTCCGTTTGCCAATAACGACTTCCATGAAGCGCCACCAGTTGCTGTGGAATAACTAATCGAGCAATGGCTGACGCTTATTGTTCCGCTTGATTTAGAAAGCGTCGCCGCGGAGGTCGTCGTTGCCCCAATAGTCACCAAGTTTCCTGCGGTTCCTGACAACGCGAAATTAGATGTGAACGTCTGAGTTGTGCCACTGGTAAACGTAATGGTTGTTGGCTGGACTGTGTTTGAAATAGAGACAAACGTATTTGATCCAGAGATGGTCAGCGCTCCTGTACCAGTCTGAGACAACGTAGGATAGCTTGCGCCACCACCAGCAAATGTTTTCGTGCTTGACGAAGACATTTTTATGATTCCAGTTGAGTCAGTAGTAAAGTTAGTAGACGTACTAACATCAAAAGATGTTCCAGAACCAGTAACAACAAAGTTACCAGTGCCTAGTGTGAGGTTTCTTGTATTGGAATTGCTAGATAAAAATTGAGCAACAGTCATTGTAAAACCAGATAAATCTATGGTTCCAGAAGTTAAAGTGACTGTGCCAGAAAAAACTGGATCATAAAAAGAAGGCGACCAATTACCAGAACCCGTATTGACAAAGGTGACGTTAAATGGGATTGTTACGCCAGCAATAAATGAAGTTCCAAATCCATAAGAAACAGTCATTGTTCCTGAGTATGTGATTATTGAACCTGTTTCAATATCAAATGTTCTGTAGATAGTGATGTTTGCACTTCCACCCATAGTGAGGGTTGTGGAGTGCCAAGTAAGAATTCTGCAAACAGCGCCTGAAGCAATTGTTACCGTACCAGAAGCGCCACTATTAGTGTCAAATCTTGCATCATCAGCAGATGTTGGAGCAGACGCGCCACTTGCTCCGCCAGACGTAGCAGACCAATGGGTCGTAGAGGACGAATCCCATGTTCCAGCACCACCTACCCAATATCTTGTTGCCATGTCAGGCTCCTATCAGAAACCGAAGTTGCTGGCGACCATTTGCCACTTTGAATTGATGGAGTTGTAAATAAAACCCATGTAGTCATACTTGCCACCACTGCTAGATACAGTAGGCAATGCAACGTCCGAAGACCCTTGGAAAATAGCGTTCCAAGAGAATGTTTGCACCGCTGTTGAAGATAGCCTAAAAATCAGTTTCTGACCGTTTGTAGGCGTTCCTGAAGGTGCATTGACAGTGAATGTTCCTGCCGTTTGAGTGTTTGCCATGGTGGCAACGTCTGTTGTGTCACCATTGATTGTGATTGATGTGGCTGTAGCTGTATTTACTACGCGGGGTAGCAGGGTAGCCAATGTTCCACTTGTTGGCAAAGTAATGTTAGTTGCACCTGTGCCTGTCAGCGTAATGTTGTAGCCACCACTGGTAACCAAGTTTCCAGTCAATGTAAGAGTGTTGGATACATTGTTAACGCCTGTACCGCCGTTTGCAGGCGATAGAACTCCAGCCAAGGTAATCGTTCCTGTCGTGGTGACAGGCCCGCCCGAGGTCGTTAAACCCGTTGTACCGCCAGACACATTTACACTAGTTACCGTACCATTATTTGATGCGGATGCAAGCAAAAAGACGTTCCCAAGACTGTCTAATGAATAGAGCTTTTTGTCAGCAACATTGATCGCCAATTCTCCAAACGTAAGATTTCCAGCGCTTGGTATTGCTGACGCGCTTAAACTGTAGTACAACGATATCGGTGTGAAGCCTGCTTGTGACATAGGATATGCCCTCCTTGCTAGATTTTATCCATGATGCGCTTAATATGTTGCAAAACTTCTTGCGGTTCTACAAAACTGTCTTTGTTGTGCTCATAAGCTTGCCACCACAAAAATTGGTTTGACACCAAATATGACCTGTCTTTCAACAAGTTGATGTTCTCAGGATGCCCAAAAATCAACGGATCAGACACCGACCATAGCACGATGCCTTGTTTGCCTTCCACCCACCCAAGATGCTGAAAGAAGCTGTCGCAAGAAATCCATGTACGGCATTCCTTTAGCAAGGCTTTAAGGTCGGTTAAAGGTAGGTTCTTACGAAAGTCAGGGACTAGCTGGCGCTCACCCTCTATCCCTATCTGGACAATAGGCTCATCGATCAATGAGATCAACTCTTCCCAGTATGGGTAGTTCTTAGGGTTTTCCTTACCACTGGTCAAAGCTTTAGAAAAAGGTGAAATTATGATCATAGGTACATCTTTTCATAAGCTTTTTCTACGCTTTGCGTCCACTTCCACTCGTCCATCTTCTTGTAGATGTTCCAGCGGTCAATGTCCCCAAACGTAGCCTGAGCCTCTGCAATAGATCGACCCTCTATTACCTCTGGGTAGCAAGTGAATACTAAAGGGTTCTTAATCTTTGGCAAAATCTTAGTGAAGACAATATGGTCTCCAAGACCACCATTTAAGACTACAGGCGTGTAATCTTTGAGCTTGACGTGGTTTCTAAAGATTTGCTCGTCATGCTCATACATCTCTCTCTTAGTCTCGCTTCGGATGCCCCCCATAGGGTTTTTAAGGTGCCAAGAAACCGCATCCGACACCGCATAGATGTCATACCCCTTTTGATGCAATCCGTAGGTAAACAGAGTCTCTTCCCTGTGAGCTACCCTAGATAGCGCCAAGTTGTAGTCATGTATCCCTGCGCGGTAAAGGAACGAGCAATGCAGGTGTTCTACTTTTTTATAGCCCTTAATCATCCCCCATTGGATGTTGGGTTCATGGTCAATCAGTTCAATCTTTCCAGTTGCCTTGCTCGTATCCATGATGGGAGGAGTGAGGATTGAACCACCCACCGCCCCTACGTTGTCAAAAAACTTTGTAAAAGAATACAAACGCTCTAAGACGTTTGGCTCTGGGATTGCGTCATCGTCGACCCGCCAGACCCACTCATAGCCCATGGTGTTTGCCATCTGGTGGATGTGATGTTGCCCCTTCTTGTGAGCATATAACCACTCCCAATCAATACCTTTGATGTTCAAGATTTGAAAGAAGTGCCCGTAGATAAGTTCTTTGCGCATGTCTTGGGGTTCATCATTGTCATCAAAGATGATGAGCTTATCGACCTTTTTGGTCTGATTGATGATGGCTTGTAGGGTTAGGGGAAGGGTCGTTGAATAACGCCCTCTAGTCGCCACTGAGCAAAGTACCTTAGACATTGTATTCACACAGCATTAGGTTCATGCCTTCAAATGGTGTATCGCTAATCTGCCCTTGCTCACCCATAAATTGATAAGTAAATCCAGTTAGATGAGATTCGTTGAGCATATGAAGTTTGTGGTGCCCGCCCCAAAATCCTACTGGTTCCATGTATGGAACTGTAATCAATAGACGCTTGCAATTATTTTTCAATCTTTGCGCAACTTCTAAGCCATTTTCCAAATGCTCAATCACTTCCATTGCCACGATAACGTCGTATTGCTCTAACTCAAAAGTGTTTATGTCTGCGTGGACAAATTGTTTGTTGTCTCCCCATCCTTCTTCTTTTGCAACTTCAATAATTTTTTCATCGTAATCTAGTCCGATGTATTCAATGGCGTCGCCAAAGAACTGTGACCCGTAACCATTAGAGCAACCTATTTCTAGCACTTTGTTGCCTTGCAATTTGTTTGTTGCCCAGAGATACCTTGCCCTCTCGCGGGGTTTAACTTCTTCACCCTTGATCGACATGTATCTTTCCCAGTTGTTCATCAAAGACCATTTGTAATGTTCTGGGTTGTATTTTCTTGCTAGTTTGCGACCATTTTTGGCAAAAATATTATTGAAGTCTTGCACCAACTCAGGGTCATGCACTGTCCCTTCGCCCTTGTGATAGATAGGAAAACCACCAACATAAAGCTCTGGATTCTCCAAAGTCTTTGGAGCAGATTCAACCATAGTAAATCCTGCATTTATTGCTTCAATGCAAAACTCCGTATCTTCACCAGTTCCTACGCCATACTCTTCATTTAGTAAACCAATTTTGTCAAACACTTTTTTGTGAATCATTGTGCAGAAAAACACACAGAAATCACGACCTGCGTCTGGAGAGTGCTGGACGATTGGCCCCGTAATTCCTACACGCTCATCTTGCAAGAATGGTGCTTGTAGCATTTCCAGCCATTGATTTTTTACCTGATCCAACAAAACCGTATCATTGTTTAGCAAGACAATGTAATCAGTTGAGCAAACCTTGATGCCTTCGTTTGTAGCCTTGGAGTAACCAAGCGCCTTATCACTCCATACAACGCGCAGATGCGGGATCGCTGTGTATAAGTAATTTAGATAAGCTTGTGTGTTGTCCTTGCACCCATTGGCAGACACAACCAACTCCACATCTGTCATGTCTGTGTGTTTTATGATTGAATCTATACAGGGTTTTAGGTACTTCTCACAATGGTTATACGTTGGGATCACCACGCTGTATTTCATTTTGTCTCTTTTTCATTTAGTTATTCCAAGGCAAATCTGGGCTTACTGTTGGTGGCAATGATTCAACGTATAAGCGTTCTTCCAAAGATTCTTCAATAGGTCGAACTATATCTCCTAATTCTTGATGCACCCACGCAAGCACTTGTTCTTCTGTCAAATTGGCATATGCAATGTAATTGCCAGCATCTGTATTTAAATCCGTATTGTCATCATGTGATACAAACTTTGTTGGGTCATCTGCGTTTGTTACTGTGCAATTCCAAAGAACTTGATACACAACATTGTCTGCCCCATTTTTACGGGGATAACAGTTAAGACCACGAATAGACCACTTAATTATGTTTGCCATGTTATTCCTTAATTGGAGTTCCAAATTACCCAATTTGTACCATTAAATACAAGAGTGCAATATTTGCCAGCGGTTGCCGCAAGGATTGCCGTACCAGCCGCCCCGCCTGCTTGTGGAATTACGTTTGCAGATGCGCTGTTAATTGCAAAACCTGCATAGTTCAACATTTGTAATGTTCTTCCTGTGTAAGCGGCTGGTGAAGAAAATGAATTTGATGTAACCCATAACGAACTAGAAACAGTATAAGTACCAACTCCACCAGTTCCAGTAACAAAAGCCGTAATAGTTGTTGTACTTAAATTTGGAATATATATGGTCATACCAACATAAAGCGTTCCCGTTGTAACAGATGTAACCGTTAATGTTGTTCCAGCCGCGGTATTAAGCCCGTTATCTATTGTTCCTACAAAAGCAATATATGTTGCTGAAGGCAATGTAACTGTGCAAGTTGCAGTAGTGTTAAACGCAAGATAATAATTAAGCGTGTTAACAAAATGGGTAGATGCTGTTACAGATGTGTACGATTGATACGAAATTCCACCGCTAAAAATATGATTTTCGGCAACATATTTAGCGGTGTTGTAACTATATTGGTTACCTGACGATAATGAAGGGTCACGAATACTTAAAACAATTTTTGGCGTGCTGTACGGTGAACTTGGAGCCATGTGCCCTAACACAACTGCATTAACTGAATTGGTTGATATTTGGGGTGCGCTACCCACAGACGCCCTAACAAGATCGCCTACCAATCCATACTGAAATCCAAGTCCTGTGTATGCGCCATTTACTCCATAAGAAGAACCATAAGCCGCTAATCCACCACTTAATACATTAGAAGTCCCTGCCGCTTGTTGAGTGCCAAAAAATCTTGGAAAAGCAAGTGAATCCGAAGAAGTTACACGCCCGTCTGAATTAACATCAAAATATTGAGGAATAGCAATTGTGGATGTTCTATACGCATTAGTAAACAACAAGCGTTTGCTTAAAATTGCGCCTTGTTGATCGTATACCTGATCTATATCACGCACAAATAAATTGCCACCAGATTCAACAGAAAATACTGTTGCGTCTATAGTGTCTGTAATAGTTCCACCAGCAAACAATGATACTGACGTTAAAGTAAAAGACTTGCTTATTATGTATGTACCAGTAGTGCCAGTACCTGTGCCAAATGCAGTAATAAATGTATTTATTGGTATTATTTGAGCAACAGCCGCTGTTCCATTTGCGGTCATTCTTTGACCAACCGCTAATGTTCCAGACGCAACTGCGGTAACAGTCATTGTGGAGTATGTAACCGTTAACGTATCTCCTACAGTACCACCGCCACTTTTATTTAAAGTGTATGTACCAGCGCCACCTGTACCAGTTCCAAGTGCGTTTATGTAAGAATCTGGCAGAACACCATCGCCAGCAATTACAGCACCTACAATTATTGTTCCCGTTCCTTGAACAGTCGTAACGGTAAGCGTTGTTCCAGATATGCTTGCCGAAATATTAAAAACGGTGTTAGCCGCGACTGATGCGGTGAATGAAGTAAGCGGGTCTGCTACAACAACGCTTGTATCACTAACTGATATTGTGTTACCAGCAACTACAGAACCTGATTGTCCCGAAAAACCTGAGTAACCTGATGCCCCTGCTGTACCAACAGAACCAGAGTATCCAGAGTAGCCTGATGCACCGCCAGAGGGGCCACTGAAGCCGCTGAATCCGCTGAATCCAGATGTACCTGCACCACTGAATCCACTGTACCCACTAACACCTGAACCGCTGTAACCAGATGTACCTGAAGCACCATTAGAACCAGTACCACCTGAGTAGCCACTTACCCCTGAATATCCTGAGTAACCACTGGTGCCTGAAGCTCCGCTACTACCGTTAGTACCTGAATATCCAGAAATGCCAGAGAAGCCAGAATAACCGCTTACACCAGAGCCTGAATATCCTGATACGCCTGAAAAACCACTGTAACCAGAGACTCCTGAGAATCCTGAGTACCCAGAAATACCTGAAAAACCAGAGTAACCGCTAATGCCAGAAAAACCGCTATATCCTGATCTTCCAGAAAATCCAGAGTAACCTGATATTCCAGATGTACCTGAGTAACCCGATATGCCAGAAAAACCTGAGTAACCTGAAATACCCGAATAACCAGAGATACCGCTAAAACCAGAGTAGCCTGACCTACCAGAAAAACCTGAGTAACCTGAAATACCACTAAAACCAGAATACCCTGATATTCCAGAAAAACCACTGTAACCAGAGATTCCAGAGAACCCTGAGTATCCCGATATACCGCTGTATCCGCTTATGCCTGAGTAGCCAGAGATTCCGCTATAGCCTGATATGCCAGAGTAGCCTGAAATACCTGAAAAACCTGAGTATCCAGAGATTCCTGAAAAACCGCTAAATCCTGAAAATCCAGAAACGCCGTTTACAACCGCCAAAAATACAGGCAAGGCGTTTGCAAAATTAGTTGTTCCAGTTCCAGCAGAAGCAGATAGCGTTACAGGATAGTTCCAGTAACTGTTAGCCGCGCCGGGGTTCGTGTTTGTTGGCGTTCCGTTAATAGTCCAAGTTTGATAGTTTGAACTATTGCTTTGATCTTGAATGGTGAATTGTTCGCCATTTGTTAACAACCTTAAAAAGATGTCAACGTCAATGTTGTTATCAGTTAAATGGCTGACGCTGATAGAGGTTGCGCTTGTTTGTGTAGCGTTGTTCCAGAGCAGGTCACCGTCGCCGGGGTATCCGCTCGTAGCCCCAGTGTTAGACATATACAAAAATACGCTTGACGAAGTACCTGTTGCGCCAGAGTACCCGCTGATACCACTGTATCCAGAAATGCCACTGTAGCCCGAGATTCCGCTGTAGCCCGAGATTCCTGAGTAACCAGAAATACCGCTGTAACCACTTATCCCCGAAAACCCGCTATATCCGCTTATTCCAGAGTACCCCGAATAACCAGAAGTACCCGAGTAACCAGAAACGCCAGAACCTGAATATCCACTTATGCCTGAAAAACCACTGTATCCAGAAATTCCTGAATAACCTGAAATTCCTGAGAAACCAGAGTAACCAGAGATGCCCGAAAAACCACTGATACCAGAGTACCCTGAGTAACCTGAAATACCAGAAAACCCTGAATAGCCACTGATTCCACTGAAACCAGAATAGCCTGAGATTCCAGAGTACCCACTTATTCCGTTAACTACAGCAAGGATCAGTGGTAAGTTGTTTGTAAATCCAGTTGTTCCAGTACCAGTAGAGGAAGCTAACGTAGCAGGGACAGTCCAATACAACCCACCAACTTGGGTTGGAGTTCCAGTAACAACCCATTTTTGGGTGTTTGCATAGTTAGATTGGTCTTGAATTAAAAATTCTTCAGTCGTATCTATCAACGCAAGAAATGCGCTGATGTCTACGCTTGTGTTCTCAAGGTTGCTGATGTTTAGCTGAGTAGCTGACGTCTGCGTGACGTTATTCCAAAGAATCTTGCCAGCAGTAGGGTCGCCACTGGTTATCAGCGTGTTAGCGTTGTATGTGTAGTAGTTGCTAGAAAAGCCACTTGTTCCAGAGTAACCACTGGTTCCTGAGTAACCGCTAAAGCCCGAATAGCCTGAAATACCAGAAAACCCCGAGATACCAACAACATCTGTCCAAGTACCGTTGATGTAAACCTCAACGATGTTTAGGTCTGTGTTGTAGCGGGTAGAACCGTTGTAGGCGACGCCACGCTGAGCGCTTGTTCCGTTGGGAAGGGTGAGGGAGGCTGTACCGGGGACTATCGGGTTGTCCGCCAACCCCACCGTTGGGTTCCCTGCACCCGCATTTCCGTTCGTTACCGCAGTCTGGTTAGCCACCCCCAAAATCGATCTTGGGGTTACCGTTGATCCACCGATTACCGCAACCAACCCAGTCCCAGATATATTGGCAAACGCTTGCGCTAACCCAGTCAAACTCAGCGTTGGGTTACCTAATATTCCATCACCATCCGTAATTCCTAAACCAGCCCCGCTAACAAGAAAATTCCTATTGATAACAGTAGTGGGGCTATTCTTAACAATAAAGCCTTGTAGGGCTGTTTCTAGGCTTCCAGCGGTGCCATTAAACTCAATCCGTAGATAAGACTGCGCGCCACCATCATTTAGCCCCAAACCAGTCCCTGTGGACAAGTATTGGCTATTTGCTAGCGTAGGTTCATTGACTACGGTTAGAAAGCTCTGAGCAGAAAGGTTTGCGGCGGCAAGCGCGGCGGTTGTTGTCTGGCGAGTTTGTCCACCTTGAACGATAGGAACCGCCTCCGTCCCGAGGATCGGGCCAGCCACGGGGAGTTGGGTGATGGTGGTTTGTGCTGATGACATATCAAGGCTGTTGAACGATTCCCTCGACGTTTCCGTCGGCTTCTGGGGTTTGACCGCTTTGTTGGGTAGAAATGATATACGCTCCGTAACCACCTGTAATCAGTTGATTATTCTCCACCGCAACGCTAAGGTCAGGGCGAGGGAAGCGGATGGTGATGCGCTCGGTCTTGCGAGCAGGTAAGCGGTAGGGGTCGAACTGGTCGGCACAGCCTTGGTCACAGACTTGCAACCCCGGGAAGTTCGGATCGCTCCTCATCACCGAATGCGCCCTCTTCATCTTGCATCGGTCGCACACCGCAATCGCTATGTCTGAATTCCCTAGCGTATCAAGGAACTTTGGCATAGAAACCCCTTATCGTGTGTAAACTGAAATGTTCGGGGCGAAGTATATGGGTGACTTGTCTCTCTCTTCTTGCTCAGCGTCAAAGAGGTATTTGTCACCCATTTTCTCAAGGTATTGGATGCGCGCAGGGTCAACCGCAGGCAACTCCAAGCTCATCCTGTGAGCTAGCATCATTTGAATTGCTTCATACCAGCGCTGAGGGATCTCTAGCTCACCATAAAGCTCGCCCACATCCATGATTTGGCGTGAATACCACACCACCATCTGCACAAATGGGTCAGAGGGGACAGGCCACAGGTAAATCGTAGGCTCAGGGATCGTTCTGTCAAACCAAAACTGGAAAGGTTGGTTTGCAGTAAAGTTTTTGTTCGGTAAGTTGGTGTAATCGTCACGATTTAGGCGCGCCATCGTGATTTCAGTCGAGTTATTGCCGAAATACACCTCTCGGACGTTTAAAGTCGTCGCGTTATAGGCTCGGATGCGGTAATACTGCACCGTTTGACCCTCTTCAATGTCAGTCCATATCCAAATACCGTCCTCAGCAGTAATTTCGCCAAGGTCTAACAGTGTTTTCCATGTAATTCCGTCTGCGGAATACTCAAAAATGATGGATTGCAACCCAGAAGAGTTGGGCAAATAGCCAATTGAGCCTACGTAAACTGGATTGTCAGTGCCGTAGTCCACCGAAATGTTGCCATTAGCAGAAGTCTGCGTGCAAGCAGTATCAATGTTGTCATCAAAGGCGTTATCTACCACACCACCAGCGCTTGAGAGATAAGAGCCTGTGCTATTAGGTGTAGGACGCGCCATACGGCGGTACAAGGCG